TGCGGTGCCCCCGGTTGGGGATACATGGAGGTGTCGATTTGCGCCATTATGGGCCGTTGCCCCCGTTAGAGAAGCCGTAATAGGTGCTGCCGCTGGCTGACTTCGATGGTGACGAGCCGAAAATGCCAGTGCGAGCGCCAAGCGCGTTCGAATAAGGATTGAGGAAGCTGTTGGGCAGAAACGCCGTAGCGAGCCCGTTTGCCGCCTGCGAGAGGCCGTTGGCGACCCCCATGTATCCCGCCGCCGCCGCGTTACCGGCTCCGATCTGGTTTCCGGCAATGTCGTGGGCCGTGAGATAGCCGAACTGCCCGGTTTGACCGGCTGCCGTGTCGCCTAGCTGAGCCTCGCCCATCAAGCGGTTGTAGATGTTGTTCTTGTTGGCCTGATCGACGTTGAACTGGTCGAGATAGGTCGAATCCGCGAGGCCGGTGGCGTAAGAAGCCGCCCCCTTCATCACCGCACCGGAATTTAAGAGCCCGCGAGCGCCAAGGGCGTTGTTTACCGACTTCAGGCCCTGCGACAGGTTGAACTGGTAACCCGGAGTCTGCTCCAGCTGCTGCTGGGTCGGGTTAAACGGGGTCGTCAGATACCCCATTTGCTGCTGAAGCTGGTTTAGCGCCCCTTGACCCGCCTGCTGGTAGGGCATGAGGTCGGCACGAGTCTGATTGTACTGGTTTTGCTGGGTTTGGGAGGCCAGCTGAGCTGCCCGTTCCTGCGCGTGGGCTGCGCTGGACGCCCCAACGGCGGTCGCAATGCCCCCAACTGCCGCGCCAATGCCAATAATGGCCGCTGCTGGCATCTATGCCCTCCAATCGAAGATGTCGTATTCGACCGGGCCCACGCCGAGGTCGATTGTGTGCTTGCCTGCGGGTCTGAAGCCCGCTCTCAGCGTGAAAAAACGGACGTTGGCCGCGTCAGGATGAACCCGAGTCCATAAGTGCTTCGCCCCCAGCGCAGCGATATGTTGGCGGGCCGAGCGTGCGAACTCGTAAGCCCATTTCCCCCGTCCTTCGGGGAGAATGAGGGTATGAACCTCGTAAACTCCGGGCCCGGTCCACGAGCAGCAGAACGCGCCGTGATCCCCTCCGAGCATGATATTGGCGGGATCGTTGACCGCTGGCGTGAGGTCGATGGGCTTAGTAACGTCGCCACCGACAAATGGGCGGATTTCAGGGTGGTTGACCAGATAGTTGAGGCGGTCTGCGTCATAAATCCTCACGGGATGACACTGGCCGTGCCGTTGAAATACATCGTGCGGGTTCCAGCGTCCTTGCGGGCCATCAGGTGGAACTTTTGCGAACTGCCGACCGTGAGGCCGGTTTGGGCCGTGTTGACGGTCAGCGACCCCGGATCGACCACATAGGGCGGCTCATATTCCACGTCGCAATCGGGGCTCGATTGAACTTCCGTGGCGACATCAACCCAGGATGATCCGTTGAACCACTGCCATTTGCCGAACACCGCGAAGGTGCCAATCGGTGAAATCCGGTCGGTGGTGACGGTCAGCGGTGCGTTCAGTGTCACCGTGCCGCTCGAACCAACCGTGACGGTCAGGTCGGTCGTGATCTGGGCATAAACAGTCGAGTTGATCGAGTTGAACGTGCTGGTATTGACCGCGCCCGATCCGCCGCCGCTTGGAGCGCCTCCCAGGCTCTTGTTGACGGTTAGGTTGCAGGTCAGCGTTACCCCGTCGCGGACGCTTTTAACCTGGAGAACCGAACTGACGCCCAGCGCGGTAATGGTGACGATCCCGGTCTGATCGATCGTCGCAGTGATCGTCCCGCTAACCGCGGATAGGAACCACCGGCTCTTGGCCGAAACATCGTCGCCGTTGAGGAAGCGCTGAACCCGCACCGGATAGGGCAGATCGGTGGTGGTCGTTCCGCTGTAGTCGTAATAAATCGTCACCGGGGACGGGGCGGGCATCGATGCGCCGGAAGAATTGCTTAAGCCGCTCGTGATCTGCTCGAGGTACGTCAGGAAGAACTGCGTCGGAGATCCGGTCTGATCGACGATTGGCACCCCCGCCTGGAGCGCCGGAAGGTTGCTCACACGTCCACCCAGGCACCGTTAAGCGCCGTTTCGCAGTCCTCGGCCCAACTGATCTCGAACACCCGGTGACGAGCCGCGCCAAGCCCCCACCATTGCAGCGAAGTCAGATATTCCCCGGTCGATCCCATCGGCAGTTGCACCGCATCGCCCCAGCTATGTCCCCGGTCATCCGACCAGCGCAGGTTGACCATCGGGCCGGTTAGCGTTGAGCTGGTGGTTACCGAGCCCGCATAGGTGAGGGCCAGCAGCAGCCCGATCGCATCGCCGCCGCCTATCGCGCTCTGGGTCGAAGTCTCAGTCAGTGTCGCGGCGTTGCCGCTATCCATGTCGGCGGTGAACGACTTGTAAACTACCATCTGCCCCTCACCCTGAAGATGCGGGAAGCTTCTCAGGCGAAGGATCGGATTGCCGTTGTCGGTGTAGGTTTCAGGATCGAAAACGTAGAGGTTGCCGTTGGAATAATCGCCGCAGACGTTTTCCCCGAAGGCATAAGCAGCGACGTGTGCGAGGTGCCGCCCCCATTCGCCATTGATGAGGCTTTGCCGCTCATGCCAGAGCTTCGAAGAGTCGTCCCAGACCCAGCTTTTTCCCTCGGTTGGGAAGTTCAAATGATAGAAGACGTGGCCGCCTTGCTGATAGCAGAAGCCAACCGCGTCACTGGTAACGGTATAGGTCTTTAGCTCGGCCTCCAGGGCGTAGGTCGAAATGCGGTCATCGGCCATTCCGGCGAAGCGCAGGACAATCCGCTCACCTTCGTTGTTCTGGGCCAGCCAGAAGACCGTGGATTCGTATTTGGCCAGCGAATAAGTGGCGTGAAGGCCGTGCTCGATAAACACGCCCTGGAGCTTCTGGTAGGTGAAATCAGAAGCACCTGAATTATACCAAAGCTCGGTGGTGAGATCGCCCAGCAAGAGCAGGTTGTCGGATACCGCGATAACCGACCTGAGCATGTCCTGACTGCCAGTCTTGGAGGCGATGTCGAGGCTGTTGAATGTCGCCTCGTTGGTGAGCGAGATATACCAGTTGTTGGTGCCTGGACGGTTCAGGACGAAATATGTGTCGGCATAATCGACCCGCGTTCCGCCGTAGAAGTTGGGGTCGGTAACCGTGGTGAATGCCTTGGTGGGCAGGTCGATGTGGTAGCCGTTGGCCGACCCGTCCACGATGAGGATCTCAAAGCCGTTGTCGCACATCGAAACGATGCCAGACGATGAGGCCATGGTCCCTAGAACGGTGAACGACCAATCGGCACCGATCTGATAGACGATTGGGCCGTTGACGCTGAACAATTCCCCGGTGGACTTTGAGCGGTAGAGGCAACGATAGGGCTGATTGTTGGGCGCGGCCGCTTTGAGTTTCAGCCCCGGTGCCAGATAGTGCGTGGTCGGGAACGGCGAGTCAGGCGGATTGGGCTCGACGTAGAGGTTGACGCAGCGCTGAGCGTTGGCGGCCAAGGAGCGGGCGGTATATGCGCCCTGGCCGAGCTCTACCTTCATTGCCCGCTATAGATGTTGAAGCGGCCAGCCCGATCGACCGCAAGCGGCACCTGGAGACGCTGGATTTGCGTGTTGGCAGCCCTGACCGTTCCCAAGGCTGCTTTCGCCAATGCCACCAAGGCCGGATCAAGCGGCTGCTGGTAAAGCTGCCTGATCCTCACGCCCAGATTGAAGATCAGTGCTTCCTGATATTCGGCGGGAAGGTTGATGTCAGCGGTTAGGTCGGTGAATGCCACCAGAGGCATCTTGGCCGTAATGGTCAGTTGGTAGAGGTTGGTCGGGACGGGCCAGGCGTAAAGAAGGCCCTGCGGATAGGCGTTGTCGTAATAGACCGCGAGCGGGAAGGTCGAGAGCGGCTTGAGGCTGATCTTGTTCCAGTCCTCGCGCGCCTTGATGATCTCAAGCTGGGTGTCGATGCGCTGCTGCGTCCCATAATACATCGAGACGTAAGCGTTTTCGATCTGGGTCGGGCGAGCGGCGAGGTTGAAATCGCCAGACGGTCCCACGCTGTAGGGCTGAGCGCCAGTGCAAGGCAGCGTCGAATCCACCAGATGATAGACGAGCCAGCGTTTGGCGGCCCATTGCCCGATCATCGCGTTCAGTGCGTCCCATGAGGTCTGGGTGAGATCGGGTGAAGCGGTCTGCCCCTGGCCGAGGATACCTGCGGCGCGGGCAGCAAGCGTGATGATGCGGCTGACGAGCATTCACGCATCTCCCGCTGGAACGAAAATTGGGTGGGAGCGCGAAACCCCCACCCCGGTTAGTTAGATGATGTCCGGCACCACGCAGGCCCATTCCGGACGGACCCAGAGGTAACCGTACAGAATGTCGAGACGGGTGATGAACTGGTCAGTCGAGACGTTGTAGCCGGTGACCATACGCATCGACACGCCGTCCTGCTGTTCGCGGTGCGCCTCGTGGACGCCCTTGGGCAGTTCGAGGTCGGCGGTGACCATCGTTGCCGCTTCCGGCAGGAACGCGAAGTTCTTGCGGTAGACGGTCGAAGCCTTCGTAACCACGGTGATCGCACCGCTGTTGGGCGGAGAGGCCGTGCAGGTCGCGTAAGGCACGTTACCCGGAGTGATTGCCGGATAGATCGGGATCGACGTTGCCGAGGTGGCGCAGTCTGCCGTCACCGTGAACTGGGCAAGGACGCCGTTGTCTGCCTTGGTGACCCGGTTGACCGAGTTACAGCCGGCGAACGTGATGACATCGCCCTTCTTCAGCGGACCATTGAGGGCCGAGACGGTAACGCTCGATCCGGTCTGGTTTGCGCCCGAGACGGTCGCCAGCGTGCCGTAAGCACCCGTGGTGTGCTTGATGACGGTCTGATCGGCCATCCAGTCGAAGCCCAGAGCGCGATACATCTCGCCCGAAGCGTACTGCTTCGAGAGACCCGCCGAGGGATTGAACAGACCGGCAAGGCTTGAAACCGTGCGCGCCTGGGTCATCGGGTCCATGATGATCTTGCGGTTACCGCGGGGAGCCGACATGAGATCGAGCTGAGCGCCGGCCTGGAGCCATGTCGAAGCGTCCGGGGTCTGGAGGTTGCCCGAGCTGTCGAACTTGCCGACCACGTTCGGAATGGCCTCAGAGCCGCTGATGATGTCGGCTGCGACCGCGCCCGCGAGGTTGTTGACCTGCGGAGCAAGGATGCGCTTCGAGAAGTCATCCAACGACAGTGCGCGCTCGGCAGAGCTGAACTGAACGTCAACACCCTTTTGGGTGGCAACGGTCAGCGTGGTCTGCTGCTCGGTCGTATCCTGCGGAGAAGCCGCCGCGCCCGAACGGACAGTGAAGTCGTTGGGCAGACGGATACGCAGCTGCGAACCGATCTTCGCGCCGTGATTGCCGAACTCGGATTCGTATTGGCGGTCGATGTTTTGCAGGAAGGCGTTGCTGTTCTTGAACAGCCGAAGGGCTTCCCGCGTGATTTGCGAGATAGTTAGAAGTGAGTTGGACACTGGAGGTTCCTTCTGGCCCCCGAAGGGGCACTGGGACGCGACGCCTCACGGCGTGGCATCTGGTTAAGTTATTGGCCGCTCACCTGTTTCTCGCGCCACTCCATCCACTCCGACAACGACATGTCATCGGGGCTCTTTTCACCCCGTGGCGTGCCGTCGATCGGCTTGATTGGAGGCGGTGCGCTTGAAACCGGCCTTGCTGCCGGGGTGGTCGAGAGCTTGGCGAGAGCAAGCCCCATCTGGACGGGCGGAAGGTTGATAATGTGGGCCGCCTGGTCGAGATCGGAGCCAAGCGCGTGCAACACCTTGTGGGCATCGGGAAGCTCGGT